GGGATAAGACTGCACATTTTTCCAACTGCATCCAATTCCCCATATATTCCCATATTATCCAACCCATACCATGTCAATCCCTACCATACCAATTGCTACCATATACTGCCACAAATTGTATATTACTAGTTAAACCCATTCCCACCAGTATTATACATGGTGGGAGATGGTAATAACATAATTTAGTAAAACTTCAAAACTCTTGCAATATCCATAAATATACTTTTTATCCCTATATTTTCATAGAAGACATATCCATGTTTGAACCCAAAATCTAGCAAATCAATTAACGGTATTTTCCTTTTATTCTTTACTAATAAAAGGTTTTCAGACATATCATCATTTAGAATACAATACATATTTTTACTATTTGGGTTAACTTTGTTATTTACAAATATTTTACAATTTTCTATATCCAACCATATCCCATAATATTTGTCAAGGTATTTTATACCACCTTGATATTCGGCTTTGTTATTTTTTGACATAACAAAGTCATTATTATCTCTTAAATATTGGTTATCTATTGCATACCTACTATAATTTGTATTTGCTATTAGTTCACCAAATTTTGTTTTTTTCTTATGGTTAATAAATTCTTCATTAGTAGTTTTTACCACTATCCAATGTTTACCTTTTATTATCCCATTGTCAGAACATGGAATTCTAAAATAGGTGAAATATGGATTAACAACCGTTACTGCATTTGACAAAAATAAACATTTTACGTCTCTAGTCCTTGAAATTGTCTCATACAATTCCAAAAACGCCTCTACTTCATTTTTTAGATATCTTTTCATACCTTTATCAATTATGAATTCATCAAATACAATTTGTCCTACATCTGGAAATGTACTTGATTTAATGTTTACACTTTTTGTCAATGCACGAAAATATATGAATATTTCACCATTTAGATACACTCCATAATTGTTAACAGTAAATTCCATATCTGGATATTCATGTTGAATATCCAGTATAAAATTTTTAGCGTCCTCAAATTCCGTGTCGTATCTTCGGATATAGAACGATTTACTTTGATGGTTAATCCATTGTTCAATCATCCATCTTTTAGCTGAATAGGTTTTTCCACCACCCCTGTTACCTACAATAAAAGTAAACAACCTTTTATAATTTAAAGCATCCTTAACATTAATGTACATATTAACCACCTATTTTATACTTACTAATTTTTACATAAGGTTGTAAATAAACTGTGGCGGCACTAAAAGATATACCTAAATGCGTGTTTGCAAGTGGGAAAGTTTTTTCATCGACGTGAGGATAATTTGTACTTGATGAAAAAAATCTAACAACTGGATGTTTTCCATTTATTAACAATGTGTAAACACCATACCAATTCATTACACCACTAGTTATTTTATAAATAAAATCTATGTTTAAGGTAACAGGTGATACAACACCTGCAGATATTGGTAAAATACTAAAATTTCCATTTGGGGTTGTAATTGTAACTTGTGTACTATCGGCACCCATAGCAAAGGAGGTTTGAATATTAATAAGAGTTTTATTTGTATCAACATTTGAGGGATATTTCCATAAATTATACACTGTTGGTGCATCTAAATTAATTGCACTAGTGTCAGTTTCAAACAAATTTGTTGCATCTAATTCTAAACAACCATCAATTGTATTACTATTATTTTCCAATAAAGTAATTCTAGTGTCATGACTTGTCAACGTTGTATCTTGAACATCATTTTTATTGTTAATTGTTAAAATATCATTCTCTAAATTTGTAATTTGTGTAGTGTGCCCTTGAACTGTTAAATCAATTGTGTTAAACAAATTATTTATTGCAATAATATCTATACCAATATTATTAACTTTTGTTTCCAAAACTGCTAATCTACTTTCAAAATCTGTTATAAAAGTAGCTAAATTTGAAAGTTGTGTATTAATCAAATCAATTGAACTATCAATATCCACTAAATCAGACTTTATTGATGATACACTTGTTTCTAAATTTGTAATTAGTGTATTATGTTCTTGAACTGTTAAACCTATTAAATTAAGTTCGTTATTTATGTCAATAACTTGAACACCTAAATTATTAACTTTTGTTTTTAACGTGGCAATATCTGAAATATTAACATCAATTTTTCCATTTATAACAGTTAATTGCATATCTAAATTTTGAAATCTTAGTAAATAATCACCTAATGTTAATTGGATGTCATTTACTTTAGTTTGTAATGTTGCAATTTGAGATTTTAAAACTAATAAATCGTTATCTTGTTCAAAATTTTTTAATTCAATAGAATTTAACCTATTACCATATTCATTCAAATATGTATCAATTTCACTTAATACAGTTTTAAACTTTGTTAATAACTGTAATACTGTGATAGCCTCGCCGTGCTCATTTGTAAACACATTATTTAATAAATACATAAAAAACAACTCCTTAATTCTTTAATAAACTCTAAATCTATGTTTTCTAAATTTTGGCTATATATTTTATACAATTCAATGTCAGTCTTATCTTTTCCAGTCATTGACATTGTGTTGTTCCCTGTGGAATTTCCTGTAATTGCTTGAGTTCCAGTACTGGTATTTTTCCCCTTATTGAATGTTTGTTGTGTGCTGTAATTTGAATTTTGGTATTCGGAAAATGGTAGAACGTTAATATCTGTAACATTTCCTTTTCCATCCACGCCGATATTTTCCACATTTGAACTTGTTAAATTTTGTGTTGTATCCTGCTCACTTTGGTTGACAACATTTGTTAATCTATTAGAATAAATCTCAAAATCATGTTTAAAAGCAATTGTTTTCATTTCCCATATTTTATAGTTATTTTCAATTTCACGATTGAAAATTGAAATAAAATAATCGGGGGTTTCTACACAAATTTCATGATGGTTATAATACCTAACAATTTTTTCTTTTAACTTTTCCCATTCACTTACAACTAAACTATCAATTGTAAGTGTAGGGAAAATATTAGGTGTCCATTCACTCATGAGAGTTTTTAGCGTTATCGTGTAATTTCCCTTGAATGGAATTATCATCTTTTTTTATCTCCTCTCTATTTAATTTTACATTTATATCAATATTAAACAATTCTTTAATTTTTTTACAACATTCTTTTCTCTCATCTAGCATACTTTTAACATAACCATTTACAATTATTTCATTGTTTTGTTCAGCCTCATCCGTGATTAGTCGTTCTTTTTTCTCTATCTGTACATTGTTAAAACCTAACAATTCTTTAAATTCAGCGTATACAAATTTTTTATGTATATCTAATTTGTCAATAATATACTGTTGGTCTGTTTTGAAAAATTGAAAGTCATTGATATTTAGTGTTTCATCAATAAAAATAGCTATCTCATTATTTTGTATTTGGTTGATAATGTTTTTATGTGTTAACAATTTTTTGTCATTTGATTTAATAATAAATGGCATCTTATGAGTAGCTACATTTGTATTTATAGTCCTCTCAATGTCACATATTTTATCAGCATATTGTAAAACATAAATTATAAAAGGGTTATTATTTAAATCACATCTAACAAAAACACTATCTAAAATAGACTTACTATAAATTTTACCATTATAATGTATTTGCCATTTTGTAGGAACATTATATATATTTTCCGTTGCATAAGCTGATCCAAATTTTAAAATTCCATCTTCTTCAAAAAATGCACCACTACCATTTTCAACCAAACACTTCTCAATGTAAGTGGATGGAATTTCTGTATTTTCCCATTTTATGTTATTTACAGACAAATTCCATAAAAGGTTAAAAATACAATACCATTCCATTTCATTTTTTTGTCGTGTGAGACTTTTCCATTTAGATCTTCCTACTAATTTTTGGATAAATAACATGTCCATTAATATCCACCACCTTGATTATAAAAATTTGAATAATCAGCGTTATTATGGTATATCCAAACACCACGATTAAACGCTGCATTAATTATTTTTTTAGCTGTTTGATTGTTTACGTGTACACATAAATTATTAGTTTTTATGTAATTATAACCATTATTTGAAGTAAAACAACCTTTAACATTTATTACCTTTTCAATTGGATATCCATATGTATCAAAATATGTTTCCATCTTTTGTAAATTACTTTCATCAAGCCCCCACGCTTGTATGGAAAAATAATTCATATTTTCGTAACAAGCGCATACTGACCCTCCGCCAGTTAATCCCATTATATTATCTGGTGAATTTGCTAAATCTTGTTGTTTTGCTTTTTCGGTTGAAATAAAATTGATAGTATTTTGAACATTTTGAAGTTCTGATTTTAATGGTGATATCACACTATTTATGGTATTTATTGGGTTACCTGTTGTTATCGAACTTGAAACACCTTGAATTCCACTAATAACATTATTTAACGTATTTATATTTTTTTGTTCACTATTCATTTTCATTGCATTATTTATGCTATTCCCATAATTAAACAAATAAGCTTGTAAATCATCTTTGGAAACTGCTAATTCATTTTGTTTATTGTCAACTAAAGTTTTACCATATTTAGTAACTCCATTATTTTCTATGTTTTCGCATTTTGCAATTGCAGTTTGGGAAATTCCTGACAATTGTTGAATTGATATTTCAATTGTATCGGGCAGCCACTCATTTTCAAGTATGATTTCACCATTTCCATTTTTTAATTTATGGTATGAATAGGGGTAATTATTTAATTTTTCCCACCTTGAACCGTTGGTAACCTTTGGTATGTCAAAATTAATTTTACCGTATGTATCAGAAGTTCCACATAATGCTGATAAAAAATTATCATCACCACCATCAAAAAAAATTGTTTTTGCCCTTCCAATTGTTGCATAATGTGAAACATAAGCACGTTTACAATTAGGACATGATAACAATTTATGTAAATAATCAATATCAACCCCTGATATCCCACCATAAGTTGATGGATAAGCACCATTTTCACCCATTCCATAGGGTAACCAAACCACAGATATATTTTCTAAATCAGATTGGCTAATATTACCCTCATTTACATTTTGCCAAACTAAATATACAAATATTTGATTACTACCCCCACTGTTATATAATTTAAACTCATTAAGCATAATATTTGCATTTACATAATAATCTGGTAACAGATTTTTATTATAATAATTACCATGTCCCCGTTCCACATATGCATTACCAAAATCTATGTTAAATAGATATGTTTGCCAGTAATCTATTTCAAAAGTTATTTTGGTAGAAACTTCATTTATATGTTCTAAACTGGTAACAAAAGCGAATTGTCTAAAATTCCCTCTTGTAAAATCTATGTAATTACAACCATCTAAATAATCCCTATTAAATGGAACTATTACATAATTTGTAATTACTTTAAAATCATTTGCTGTCCATGATATATATCCATTTAGAAAATTATCCCTTTGTGTTTGACTTGTAAAATGTGTAAGATGTACATATTCACTATCAAAAGGACAATTATTGTAAATATTTATATTAGTCAAAATTTCTCACCTCTTTAATGTTCCACGTGGAACATTTTAAAATAGGGCGTATATTTCAACGCCCTTTAAAAATTTTTTATTATGGTGTATCAACTGTAAATTTAACAGCATTAGCAAAGGTTGAAACACAGGTAATTCCAGCACAGGTGTAAAATAGATTTGTATGTAGCCCCTTTGCGTTAAATTGCTCTGTGGAGACTTCAAGTGTAGGAATAAATTTAATTGCTTTTTTATCCATTAAATATCCAATTACTTCTTTTCCATCAATTCCAGCATCAAGATAAGGTACTTTGATTATTTCACAGTCTAATTCCATTTTAGCAGTATTAAAAATACCACTTAATAAATTAACATCAATGTTATTTAATGTTTTTGGATTAATTACCAGCATTAAATCTTCACTTCTGGTAATTACCCCCGCTTTATTGTAAATATTATTCATAAATTTTAATTCGCTAATTTTATCTTTTACAGCTAGAATGAAATTTTTAAGTGCTGTTTCAGTATTTAAAGCTTGTACGCCTACATTGTAAAAATAACTATCGTCATTCATTTGTTTCAAGGTTTGTAAAATATGTAAAAATAAATCATAGTCCGCCGAATGTAAAGGTTTGGATGCAATTACATTCATTAGGTTACGAATTCCACCTTCTGACAAAAACGCCCTTTGAGCGTATGCCATAGATATTGAAGTTGCATATTGCATCTCATAATTCCATGTATGATACAAACTTCTAATATCTGTTTTGTAAAGTTTTAGTACACTTTCGGGTGATGCATCCCACTCTATAGCTGACCCCTCAATGATATTTACAAAAATATCCTCGACTGTCTCACCAAAGTTGAGCTTTTCACTTACCATAAAATAAAAAGGATTATTTGATCTTGTGTATACAACATCTTCAATATTTTGTTTAACAAGTTTGCCCATTATTCCCACAAAATCACTAATTACATTTGGTGGCTGGGATAACATTATTGATGATAAATTGTCCTTGTTAATTTCAGGAAATCTATCTGCATATAGTAAATCGGGTATAATTGCACCGTTTAATAAACTTATTGCATCAGCCATTTTTATTCACTCCTATTTTAATTTTAATATTTCTTTTACTTCTTTGTTTATGTCATAATCATGGTTTTGAGTTCCTACAATACCACCATTTATTACCTGTGTGGTATTTGTTTTAAACTGGTTATATTCGTTTTTAAATTCCTTTTGAGAGTTTTCCACTTTTAATATTGCTTCTTTTAGTTGCTCATTTTCAGCTTTTAACACTTCAATATTTTTTTCTAGTTCTTCTAATTCCATATAATTTGCACCTCCATAAATAGTATATCATGGGAAAATAATTAACACTAGCTAATAAATTATTACAATTTAGTAACTAGTGTTTTTGTTTTGTTTTTGATTGTATTTCTTCTTTAATGGAAAATTCTGTTGGTTTTAGTATAACCCCTCCTTTTACCCTTTTTGGAACCAATTTTCCATATTTATTATAATATTCAATTCCGTTTTCTTCTGTTAATGTAAACATGGTATTAAAGTTTGTAAAGTCAAGTATTTCTTTTGTTCTATCGGGGCATCCTGCTATTGTTTTATGTAACGTTCCATTTTCTTCTTGTTCCATGTATGTTTTACCTTTGATATATCTTGCTTTTATAAATTTATATTCAAGTTTGTAATAACCTAATTTATTGTCATCAATGTTAATATCTGGTATTTCTAGCCCCTCTATGTGGACACTATCTGTATCTGCATAAATAAATCTTTTACCAATTTTATTAGCAGTTTGGATAATATTTCTTCTAGCGTAACTAGTTACAAAACTAGCAATTGCTGTAAATACAGGTTTGGTATATTCTTCTTCTGTATTTTCAAATTCAATGCAATTTTTTTCAGCATCTAAATAAGGTATTTTATTTACTTTATATGGATTAGTACCAAATTTCCCATAAAGTGAATTTAAAAACAGTTTAGCTATGTTACGTAAACAAATATTTTTACCGTTGTTTTCTATTTTCATCTTAATGAAATAGTCAATATAATCGTTAAAAATACCGTTTGATTTTGCGAATTTGTAACCACCAATATATTCAAAAACTGTTACATGATAATTTTCATATAATAGTTCAAGGTCTATACTTGTTAAAACTAATTGTAATGGTTCGCTTACTTCTTCCATATATTGTGGAGTTCTAAATGAATTTTTACTTTGAATTGATGGAAATTTTCCCTTTTTTAGTTTGAATGTACATATCAATTCAATGACATATAACGGCATACTTTCATCAAGGATATATTCACCTGTAAATTTTTGAGGTATTCCAACAGGATAAGGGAATTCATACATTACAGCGGGATACATGGAATTCACATCATATACCAAACCATTATCAATATCTTTTCCCTTATATTTGGGATTTAGATAAGTCCAACCTCCCTTATAACTTTTTCTTATAAAATCATCTATTTCTTTGTCAAGTATTGGAAAATGTCGTTCCCAATTCTTTTTACCAAAATGTTCCTTAAAGTAGCTGAGGGCACACGCCCCAATTGTCATTTTATTGTAACCCTCACTTTTAAATGTTTTCATGATATTATCAATTATCATAATGTCATTTTTTATATAGTCAATTTCTTCTTTTGTTGGGATATATGTTTCATCACGTGGTTTTTTATAGTCTATTTCACCTTTTTGTATGTCAAGTTTAAAAGCTTGACATATAGTTTTTTCCGAATATGGTATTAGTTTCAAGCTATCTTGAATACTTATTTTTTGTTGTTTTCTCTTTTCTTTACGTAAATTTATTTGTATATTGTACCAAATTTGTGTATCTGTAATCAGGGTATTAAATGTATTTTCTGAAAATTCTTTGGAATATTCAAAACCATTTCTAAACAAAAAATCGATAATGAATATTCCATCAAATTTCAAATTATGAAAATAAATTATGTCGTTTATACAGTTTTCTTTTATAAAGTCAAAAAATGTTTTTATGTTATATCCTGTATGTATTTCATTTAAATCAAGGTTTTTTATACCCCATAGCCACACCCTTGTTTCGTTTTCTTCATGACACGTTGTCTCAAAATCAGCAAGCCAATACATAAAATCAACTACTTTTCTAATAACATTTTCAAATATAATTTGTCCGTAAAACCTCTTACAGATTTATAAAGTACACCTGTTGATATACTCAACATTTTTGCAACTTTTGTAAAATTGTTGAAATTATTTTGAAGTACTAGCATTCTAAATTTTAATTTATCAGTAATTGGTACATTGTATTTTTTGGATAATTCTTGAAAGTTGTTTTCTAATACAAAATATAGAAAACAAGTGTAACTCATCTTTTCAAGTATGACAAACATTTTTTTATCCTCTCTTAATAATAGTGCTTTCATACTTCTAACTTCTAAATGTCGCTGCATCCTTGTTAATTCTCCAGTTAACCCCCCACTAATATAATGTGTTGCACATTTACCTGTAACATTTATTTCAACCGTTTTCATTATTTCACCCCATATTTTTTAAATTTTTTCTTAGCTATTTCTGATTTCATTAGTTCGATATCCCCATTACTTTCATAATCTGATATCATTTGTTCAACGTCATCAAGTGCTTGATTGATAACAGCTTCTTTGTCTTTTATTGGTTCTTCATAATATAAATATTCTATAGTAGCTGCATTAAACGTTGAAAATAAAAGTATTTTATAATTATCAAGATTTTTAACTCTATTTATTAAATCTCCACTAAAACCAAATTGTTCCATTATGGTTATGTAGTTTGTTACATATTGTCTTACACTAGTTGGCAAATTAACCATACTGTTTTTTAATATTTCCCCTTTTCTTTTTAAACCTCCTTTTGTAAGTGTATATTTCAATTTTGGTAGTGTATCATATTCTATAAAATGTGAAAATTTGGTTATATCTTCTATGGTTTGATTTCTATCTCTAATAATAGCATAGTAATTATATATATCTTCATACGTGTAATAACCTTTATTTTTCTGCGTATATTTCCCCACTTTTTCTCCAAACTCTCTAAAGATTTTCTTTTTCCAGTTTATCCAATTACTCTTTTTCTTCATTATATTCAACCAACCTTTCATATCTCCTCATTTAATGTTCCACGTGGAACATTTTAAAACAAGGGGTGATTTCTCACCCCCTTGTTTTTTATTAGTCGATAAACAACTGTATAACTGTTTTACCGCCTCCAATATTTTTTAGTTTTGGAACAACTGTTATATTTTTGTAATCGCCAAATATACAAGCTATGTTTTTTAAATCCTTTAAAGCTGAACTGCTATTCGTAGCGTATGCCTCACCAGTTGTTGACACAATATAACAGATATCATCTGACATAATAACGTCCGCTATTGTTATCTTTGTGTTAACAACATCTTTAAGTCCTACTGCTGTTTGTAATGTGTTAAATAAGTTCTTCTTTTCAAGTACCGTTGTGATTTCTGTTGTTTGTTTTTCTTGTTCCATGATTTCATTTTCTTGTTTTTTCATTTTGATAACCTCATTTTAATTAATAGTAGCTTATTAAAAGCCCCTTACAGTACACGATTTTTCGTGTACTGTTGGCGGATTTTAATAATTACTCCTGTATCCAATTTTTTCAAATTCAATTTTATTTTCTTCAAATTTATCGTCAATTTCCAAAACTAAACTTACATATCCGTATTTGTTATAGTCAAAAATTGATATATTACAATTTTCACCATTTAAAAGATTTTCAAGATTTTTAAAAAACTTTCCAAATTTAGTCCTCCTTGAAATTAATTTTAATTTTAATTTTTCACTTGAAATAGGACTTTTGCTAATACCAAAGCAACTTATACCAGAATGTGGGAAAATATTTTGTGTGTAGATTTTCATTGTTTTTTTCCTCCTAATAACTAATTTTTATATATTCTGTTAACTCTTCTAACTCATTAACTAGAAAACAACCTTTTTTCTCAACTCCATTTATTTTGTATCCTAAAAATCTACAATATTTACCGTTTATTAATATTCTAAATCGGTATATTTCAGCACTATTACCTTTTAGAGTTGTAAATTTTTTTAATGTTTTTTCTTCCATTGTTTTTTCCTCCTGTATTGTATTTAATTTATTTAATGTATGATTGATATTCGCTAAGCTAATTATATCATTTGTCAAACCCTTTTTCAACGTTTTGGGGTAAAATAATTTTAAACTGTAATAAATCTGTAATAATTGTTACAAAGTTTGTAATACTTTATTACATTACTATTATACATCATATGTGATATGATAAATGTAACGGTCAATGTGTTCTTGATAGTGATGTATACATGCTAGTTAAACTCTTAAATGAGTGTATGTATATCTGATATTGACTATATCCCCACTATAGACACATTGACACGTTATTTTAAATATATGGGGTGATTATTATTACAGATATTAATAAATATAATATATTGTTATTACTAAATTCATTTTGTTTTTTCTGCCTAGGTGACCTAACCATCCAATTAAAAGTATTATTAATTACAATGTTGTTAGATTATGTAAGCGGAGTTATTTCCGCTATTTACAATAAAAAACTATCCAGTAAAGTCGGTTTTAAAGGGATACTAAAAAAGATAATGTTATTAATTGGTGTTTCTTTTAGTTATTATATGGATATTTTGTTAAAACAAGATATATTTAAAAATTTAACAATATTGTTATTTCTATCAAATGAGGGAATATCAATTATTGAAAATTTAGGAAAATGTGGTATAAAATTACCAAAACAAATACAAGATTTTATAAGGAGGCTAAAAAATGGAAAATAGTAAATTTTTAGGGGTTGATTTATCTGAACATAACCTCAATATTGATTTTACAAAGTTGAAAAATAATGGAATTGATTTTGTTATTTTAAGGGCAGGTTATGGTAAGGTAATAACACAAAAAGATAAACTTTTTGAAGATTATTACAACAAAGCAAAACAAGCAGGGTTAAAAGTTGGTTGTTATTGGTATTCTTATGCTGAAACTCAACAGGAATTGCTAATTGAATGCCAAGTATTTCTAGAATTGATAAAAGGTAAACAATTTGAATATCCAGTATTTTTGGATATAGAAGAACAAAAAACCTTTTTAATCCAAAACTTAGAAGAAACTGTTATTAATGGTTTATCAATGATGGAAAATACTGGTTATTTTGTTGGGGTATATTGTTCTCAATATTATCTTGATAAATATTTCAATAATGTTAAAAATAGGTTTGTTACATGGGTGGCAAATTGGAATGGTGACCCATTGTCAGTTCTTAACAGAAATGGAATTCATCAATATGTAGTGGAAAAAAATGTTCTATTTCATGATAAGGATTTAGATTATAATATGTCAAATTATGACTATTCCAAACCTATTATAGATTTAGGATTAAATGGGTACCCCAAAAAACAGGAAAATATAGTAAATGAAATAAATGACTGTTATGTTAAATATGAACAATTGCAAGATGGTGTAAAATCTATACAAAATAAGTTAAAAAATGTTATGGATGAAATAGACAAATTGATTAATTGTTAAATCCTCCCTTTTAATATATTCCCATCTCCCACCATGGATTATACTGGTGGGAATGGGTTTAACTAGTAATATACAATTTGTGGCAGT